GCATTAAGCGTGCTATTGGAACGAATGGCGGTTTTGGATATAAAGCCTTAATTGAAGAACATGAAATAGCACTGATGGACAGTGCTGTTCTTGCACACTGGCTATGTGCATCAGCTAAAGAAAAAAAGAAACAACGTGTTAATTATTAACGAAAGCATCTATTTTATGGATGTTTTTATTATTTTAAATTTACGTACACTAAACGGTTAATTAGGAGGTTATTAGAAATGTCAGAATTTAAAGCAATTACAACACAGGAAGAATTTGAAATGCGTTTAAAAGAGCGCCTTGAACAAAAAGAAAGAAATGTATTAAAAAAATTCGAGGGATATACTTCGCCGGAAGATTTGGAAACTATCAAAAGTGATTATCAAAGTAAGATTGATACATTAAATCAGTCAATCAGCGATAAAGACAGTCAGTATAGCAGTGAAATCGAGGGTTATATTCAAAAAATTGCTGATTATGAGACCGACTCAGTAAAAACGAGAGTGGCAATTGATATGGGTATTCCTTTGAAACTAAAGGACAGACTTAAAGGAAACAGGTCTGTGGCGGAGCTTTTATCCGGTCTGTATTCCCCTGCTCCGCCTTTAGCATCGTCAGAACATACTATGACAGCAGAAGATGAAAAAAAATTAAAATTAGAAAACGGTTATAAAGAAATGGCCAAAAAATTAGGAGGTTATTAGAAATGTCAGAAGGAAAAATTTTAGAAGTTAAAAATTATAAAACAGTTTTTACACCAGAATTAGTAACTGATCTTTTTTCAAAGGTAAGAGGTCACTCATCATTAGCTAATCTTGCTAAAAAAGAGCCGCTTCCTTTCAACGGTAAAGAAATGATGATCTTTACAATGGATGATGAAGTGAATATCGTTGGTGAATCAGGAAAGAAAACAAGAGGATCAGCAGATATCAGCACTAAAACAATGGTTCCAATCAAAATCGAGTACGGCATCCGTATTTCAGATGAATTTATGTATGCTACTGAAGAAAAGAAAATTGATATTCTAAAAGCGTTCAATGAGGGATTTGCTAAAAAAGTTGCACGAGGATTAGATATTATGGCAATGCATGGAATCAATCCAAGAACAAAAGAAGCATCTAACTTGATTGGTGATAATCATTTCGATCATGGTTCGCTTACAGTTACAACAACTGCCGGTGAAGAAGATAAGGACATCAATAAGGCAATTGCCTTATTTGATGAATCAGACGATTTTGAAGTTTCGGGATTTGCAATAGCAAAAGCATTCAGAACTTCATTAAGTGAACTCGAGTATAAAAACGGAGCTGCCAAATTTCCAGAATTAGGATGGGGAAGTAATACTTCAGCATTACGCGGTTTAGCCGTAGATGTCAATTCAACAGTTGCATTTAATGATTCTAAGGATTTGGCAATTGTTGGAGATTTTGCAAACTATTTTAAATACGGTATTGCTAAAGAAATCCTAATGGATGTGATTCCTTATGGTGATCCTGATAATACAGGATTAGATTTAAAAGGAAATAATCAGATTTTTATCCGGTCAGAAGTTTATTTAGGTTGGGCAATCATGGACGAGAATGCTTTTGCCAGAATTTTAAAAACTGAAGGATAAGGAAGTGAAAGATGATGAAGCCTTTCGTTACATTAAAGGATATTTCGCTGTTGTTCAGAGATCTTAGTAGTTTAGAAGAACGCAAGGCCTCAGCACTTTTGGAGGTTGTTTCTGACTCTCTTCGCCAGGAAGCTAAAAAAGTCGGAAAGAACCTTGATGAAATGATAAAAAATGGCGAAGTGTATGAAAATGTAGTTAAATCAGTTGCAGTTGACATTATCGCAAGAAATTTAATGACCTCAACTGACAGCGAGCCTATGGAACAGTTTTCACAGTCGGCATTGGGATATACCGCTTCAGGAACATATCTTGTACCCGGTGGAGGGCTGTTTATTAAAAAAAGTGAATTATCAAGACTGGGACTTAGAAGACAGAGGATAGGAGTACTGGACATATGGGGATTAAAGGAATAAATGTAATCTTAGTTGAAAAGATTGAAACCGGTAAAGACAGTTTTAATGAGCCGGTGTATAAAGAAATCGAGAAGTGCATAAAAAATGTTCTTGTTGCCCCGTCAACTTCTGATGATATTGTCACTGCTCAGGATCTGGCTGGAAAAAAAGCCGTGTACACTTTAGCAATTCCAAAATGTGATAACAGCGTTTGGGAAGATAAAGATGTTATATTTTTCGGCAAGAGATGGCATGTACTCGGTTTCACTATTGAAGGGATAGAGGAAAATATTCCGCTTTGCTGGAATAAAAAGGTAATGGTGGAAAGATATGGCTAAAACCAGAATTGTTTTAAACAGAAAAGGGGTAGGAAGTCTACTGAAATCAAAAGAGATGATGGCAGTGTGCCTTGAACATGCTAATGCAACATGCCAAAGTGCAGGCGGTGTGGGTTACGAAGTAACAACATTTACCGGAAAATCGCGTGTGAATGCCTCTGTAAGAGCAAATACCAGAAAAACAATCAGTGATAACTACAAAAACAACACACTGCTTAAAAGTCTGAGGTGAAATCTGTGATTGAAGAAACTGTATTAAATTATCTAAATAAAAAATTAACTGTTCCTGTCTTTTTAGAAAACAGGGATATCGAAGAATATGTCGTAATAGGCAAAACAGGAAGTGGAAGAGTGAATTTTGCTAACTCAGCCACTTTTTTTCTACAGTCGTATGCATCTACCAGATATAAAGCTGCATTGTTAAATGAGCAGGTAAAAAAAGCAATGGACGACTTGGCTGAACTCAAAGAAATATCATATTCCCGGTTAAATACCGATTATGATTTTACAGATACAGCCAAAAAGAAATATCGGTATCAGGCAGTATATGATATCGGTTTTTATTAACTTGTGAAGGAGGAAAAATAAATGTCAAGTGATGCAAGTAATGTAACATCTTCAAAACCATCTGTTGGCGGTGCTGTTTGGGTGGCACCGTTAAAAACAGAAATTCCAACCGATGCAAAAACACCTTTAAATGAAGCTTTTAAATCATTGGGGTACTGTTCTGATGACGGATTAACTAACTCAAACAGTCCGGAAACTGATAATCAGAAAGCATGGGGCGGTGATGTAGTACTGGTTTTACAAACAAGCAAAGAGGATACATTTCAGTTTAAATTGATTGAATCGCTTAATACAGATGTTCTAAAGACAGTGTACGGCAGTAAAAATGTAACCGGCACCCTTGAATCTGGATTAAAAATAGCTGCAAAAAACGATGAGCCTGAGCAGTTCGAATGGGTGTTTGAAATGATTTTAAAAGGCGGGATTTTAAAAAGAATTGTAGTTCCGTGCGCATCGGTAACTGAAATTGGTGATATTGTTTATAAAGATGATGAATCAGTCGGTTATGAATGTACTGTTGCAGCCGTTCCGGATCAAAACGGTGCAACACATTATGAATACTTAGTAAAAAATACTGAATAAGGAGAATGCTAGATGATTAAAGGTGAATCAAAAACAGGGTTTAAGTTTAATATCAATGAAAAATTTATTGACTGGGAACTTCTTGAAATGATGGCAGAAGTAGATAAAAATCCGATTTTAATGATTAGTATTGCTAAAAGACTGTTAGGGATTAAACAGTATAATCGTTTAAAAGACCACTGCAGGACTAAGGATGGAAGAGTTCCTCTTGAAAGAATGGAAGAGGAGATTTTTTCGATTATTGATTCAAGCAAAGAAACAAAAAACTAATTATCCTCGCCGACATGATAAATACTGATGAATCAGCAGTTATTTGTGATCTGGCTGAAACATACAGTATATTTGATTATAAGTCGCTTCCGGTATTAACGGTCGCGACTTTTTGTGTTGGTCTGAGGGAAAATTCAAGAATAAAAATGAAAAAAAACAGGCTTGCTGTTCCTTTTGAAACTGTACTTCTTGGTGTGATTGCGGACAGCCTTAAATTATTAGTCTGGACAAAGTCTAAAGATGCTCAGAAAGGATTTAACAGGCCTAAATCGATCGTTAAGTCACTGTTTGAAAACGAAGCTAAAGAAAATATATCTTTTTCAAGCGGTGAAGAATTTGAAAAAGCAAAATTGAAAATTTTAGGGCAGGAGGCAGATGTATGGCAAGCGGAACAGAATTAGCAAAAGCATATGTACAGATTGTACCTTCGGCAAACGGCATTAAGGGTTCGTTAGAAAATGCGATGGGAAATGAAGCGGATCAGGCTGGAGAAAAGGCCGGAAATTCAATCGCATCTAAAATTAAAGGGATAATCGTTGCTGCTGGAATCGGGAAAGTTCTTGCATCGTCATTCACGGAAGGTGCAGCGCTTGAACAGTCCATAGGTGGTATTGAAACACTTTATAAGGGAAGTGCAGAAAAAATGAAGGCTTATGCCAGTGAGGCGTATAAGACTTCTGGAGTAAGTGCTAATGCCTACATGGAAAATGTAACGTCATTTTCTGCTTCTTTGATTTCAAGCCTTAAAGGTGACACCGAAAAAGCCGCCGCTGCTGCTGACCGTGCAATGCGGGATATGTCGGACAATTCCAATAAATTCGGTACAAATATTCAGGATATCCAAAATGCATATCAAGGTTTTGCAAAGCAGAATTATACTATGCTTGATAACCTGAAATTAGGATATGGCGGAACAAAAGAAGAAATGCAGCGGCTGTTGTCTGATGCTCAGAAATTGAGCGGACAAAAATATGATATAAGTAATCTCGCGGATGTCTACACTGCAATAGGGGTTATCCAGGACAATCTAGGAATCACTGGAACCACTGCTAAGGAGGCTGCAAGTACTTTCAGCGGATCGTTTGCTTCTATGAAAGCAGCTGCACAGGATTTCTTAGGCAATGTTGCTATTGGCGGTGATGTTACCGGTACTCTGTCAAATCTTCTATCAACTGCATCAACTTTTTTGTTTGATAATGCAATTCCAATGGCTTTTAATATTGTTTCGGGATTTGGAACTGCTCTTGTTGCCGCAGTTCCTCAGCTGGCTCAAAAGGGATACGAATTGCTTAGCGGGCTTGTTGATGGATTTGTAAAAAATATACCTGTGGTGCTTCCACGGATTTTACAGTTTGTTCAAAATTTTGGTGTCGGTTTAGCTCAAAAAGCACCTGAATTTATTAATATGGGCTTTGACCTGTTAAGCCGGCTGGTAAGTGGAATAGTGAGTGCTGTACCTATTTTAATACAGTACGTTCCTACTATAATTTCTACTTTTGCAAATATAATCAATGAAAATTTTCCAACTATATTAGCCAAAGGGGCAGAAATATTATGGCAGCTGATTACCGGGCTGTTAAGTGCGATTCCTACTTTAGTTGCTAATATACCGCAGATTATACAGGCAATCTGGGATACTTTTATGGCTTTTCAGTGGCTAAATCTAGGTGGGCAGATAATGACATTTTTAGGCGATGGTATTTCTGCTATGTTTGGATTTTTAGGTGAAAAAGGACTTGGTGCGGTTCAGAGTATTGTAAATACGATACTTTCTCTTCCTGGTAAGCTGTTTACATTAGGGAAAAATGCTATTTCTCAAATGGGAAGCGGTATTTCAGGAATGGGATCATGGCTAAAGACAACTGCTGGAAAAATTGTAACATGGGTAGTAAACGGTGTTAAATCACTTCCATCGAAAATGATAGATGTCGGTAAAAATTTAGTTAAAGGATTATGGGAAGGAATCAAGAACGTTAAAGACTGGATACTAGATAAAATAAGCGGATTCGTTGACGGTATTGTAGGAGGAATAAAGAAATTTTTTGGTATACATTCTCCATCAAGAGTAATGGCCGATGAGGTTGGTAAGTATCTCCCTAAAGGAATGGCAGTAGGTATCGAAGCAAGTGCTGATGAAGTTTACGATGAAATAGATAAGCTGTCTAGAAATACACTAGATATCGCAGCTGATGGGTTAGAATTCAGTAACATTAATATGAGTGAAAACAGCAGCGAGCTTAGCGGTATGCTTCAAATAATCATTAAACTGTTGAAATTAATCTTAAACAAAGAAGATACAACTGTTTTGAATTTCAACAATAGAGAAGTTGCCCGTGCTTTGCGTGAACTGGGGGTTGTTTTTGAATGACGGTAAAATATATAAATTCAAAAAATGAGGTACTGGAGTTTATTGGTGCCGATATACTTCCAACAAGCGGTTATTTGCATCAGAGAAAATGGAATACAAACAAGGAAAATGATATTACAGTTATTGATAAGGGTGACTGTACTTATACTATAACTCTTACATTGAAAGGCAGTTTGGAACAGAGAAAAAACATGCTTAATAAAATATGCGATATATTTGAGTATGATTGTATAGTTAAGACACCAGGAACGCTTCATTACGGGGATTATAAAATAAAATGCTATGTAATATCTTCTAATACAAGTGTTGCGGGTATTCAGACAAGAACAAATATTGAATTAGGAATATACTGTCCAAAACAGCACTGGATTAAAGAAAAAACATATAATCTGGTAATGTACAGTGATTCGAAGAATGACACAGGTATAAAGCAGTACAGCTATTGTTATCCGTATGTATATTCATCTTTAAAAGGTGCAGTTCAAATAATCAATGATTCCCCGGCAGACAGTGATTTTATCATAAGAGTTTACGGGCCATGCAGTAATCCGTTTATTAAAATAGGGGAAATACTTTATCAGGTGAATACTACATTAAGTGCTGGTGAGTACATGGAAATAAACTCAGAGGAAAATACAATATATGCCTTTTCAGATTACGGTGAAAAAAGGAATCTTTTTAATTTCAGAGATAAATCGCGAGGCGATTTTTTTACAAAAATTCCATCCGGTCTTAGTATCGCAACATGGAAT